AGCGGCAAAAAAGTGGTTGTCAAGTGCTGAAAATCCGATATATAGGACAGCAAAGACTTGACAAATGAGTATTTTTGTGAAACTGTTGAAACACAACTACAAGTTGTGTAAAATACAATCAACGGTTTATGTGGAAAACAATCTATCGCAATCTATTTTGTAAGATTTTAGAACCCTCTGCGCAAGCCCGTCTTTTCCAAAAATGTAGGATGTGACAACGCCTGCGGCATCCATTGCGGGAATGGTAGGATTATCGACAAAGATTCTGCTATAGCTTCCTTTTGCCATATTAAAGACTTCTTCTTCTGTAAGGGATGCTTTCTTTTGCGTCTTTTTTAGTTCCAGCATAACACTAGGAGATACAAACGGGCGACCGCAATTCATATCGTAAAACGGAATTTCAAGCAACATGGAAAAAGCATTTTTGTACTTCTTCTCATCCTCTAAAAATTCATACATGGAATATCGTAAATCACGGCATTTTTTGGGAGACGAAATTGCTTCCATATATAGGTTATTGTATTTTCCCCATATTAAATCCCGATACGGGATGTCTCTTCGAGCGTTTACGGCGCGGCAAAACTCTGCCAAGGAAAAAGCAGCACGAGCGTAAGCTTTTCTGTGCCAAAAATAAACATATTCGTTATTTTTTATTTCTTCTTTTCCCTTTTCTGTCAATTTCCCGTTTTCGGCGAAACCTATTGTTTCCAGCTTTTTAATAATTTGCCAAACGTCATCAACGCCATAATCATAATGCCAAAACTTTGCAACGGGCTTTCCGCTGGAATACTTCTCTAAATAAGAGAGCATTAAAATTTCTGTTGGCTTTAGGCCTTTTTCGTCTGCGAAGTCATAAGCGGAAAGCGCCAGAAAACACTCATTTGAACGCTCTTCCTGTTCTGCGTGCCGCTTTTCTGCTTGCGCCTTGCAGTAACCAGCGTACTGCTTTGCAATTTCATCTTTAGTCGGCTCATGTGTTGTTATGGAAACATTTACTTTTTGTTTCGGTTTCAAAAAGTCAAAAAAGCCCATAGTATCACAACCTTATTTAATTTTGGGGGAATCTGGAAATGAAAAAAGAACCGTTGACAATCACGCAAAAAAGTACGATACTTAGTTTAAGAGAGCAGGCAAAGCAGCTTTTGCGAGAAATCCCGCTAAAAGATGCTATTGCAATTTGTAATGAGGTTATAAAGGAGACAAGCGATGCGGGATAGAATTGATGTTTACAACAAGTGCGACAGCAGCGAGTACAGGAAGAAAAAAGATGAAGTCATCGAAAAAATGCTGAAACTGATTGAAATCTCTGGCATGAACTTTTACGATGCGCAAAATCTGCCGTTAGAGCTGGACAGAGCTATTGCGGCTAGTGTAATTGCAGCACAGGGAAATACGGCGTTCCGCCCGCACAATGCCTTTAAGAGCCGGATTGATGATGCTCAATAAGCGCAGTTACCGCACCTTTTGCAATCGTTTCAATTACTGTAAGAGATACATTGCCCACCGCTGACAAGGTGGGCTTTATTTTTTCCTGCCACGTCTGCTGATTGGAAATTGACGCAATAAAGTCATGGCCTTTTGGCGTAATATATAGGATTCCGTAAAACTCTATAGTATTTAACTGTTTGTCAATACGGTAGTCTGCCACAATATAGCCATTTTCAGCAGCCTGCAAGCAAGAATAAAACAAATCTTCCCGTGAATACCCTTTACCCTTTATAAAAGAGGATTTTTTCAGCTTGTCGGGATTGGAGCATTCAAACTCCATGCTGCATTTATCATTCAGAAACAAGCCGAGCTGCTCTTCGAGACCGAGCATAACATCTCGGACGCAATCAGGATTTATCTTCATTGACTTTCACCTTCTTTGCGATTGCCAGCGCAATTACCATATCAAGACCTTTTCCATCTAAAGTACCAAGCCACTGATCGATGTCTTCATAGGAATCAAGTTTTATCCCATCGCCTTGTGCGAGGGGCTTTTTTTTGTTTTCGGAATCCCCGGTCAGGTCGCTAACTGTGACTCCTAACTCGTTAGCTATTGCGACCAGTTTGTCATAAGGCGGGGAATTTGGTCTCTTTGCCATTTTTCCGATATACCCATTTGAAAAACCGAGCTTTTCCTCTAGCCTAGTCAAGCTAGTCTTTTTCTTTTTGCACATGGCACGAATGGTTTCTACAGTTTTTACATTATCCACAAAAATCACCTAGACTATTTGTGCATATTTTTAGGTGATAGTCTATTGACTACTAGGCGATAAGCTAGTATAATAGATAGCATAGAGGGCAACAAAGAACCAAGCCCCCTAAAATTCAGCGGACTAGCTAAAAATATGCTGTTATAAATCTCGCAAGTTCATAGTAGCATATTTTCTAGCAATAGTCAACTAGAAAGGAGCTTTTGCTAGGTGAATATTTCGAAAATTGATGCTTTGTGCCGAAAAAACAATATTTCTCGCACAATCCTTGAGGAACGCGCAGGAATCTCAAACGGCGCACTTGGCAAGTGGGAGAAATCGCCTTACGGCCCCAGCATCACGACGCTAAAGAAAGTTGCTGACTATTTTGGCGTACCGATTGATTACTTGCTAGCCGATAACTAGAAAGAAAGGAATAACCGATGCTTATTTACATTTTTCTTTACATGATTGGTCAGCAGCTCAATATGGGTACTACATACTGGGTTCTGTTCTGGGTCTGCCTGACCGCCCGCATTGTCATTGCTTTTGCAAAGTACATGATGAACCGCGGAGTAAACAAGTTGGCTGATGAAATCATCGATTCTTGGAAGCGGCTGTAAGTGAACTGATCTCGGAAAGAAAGGAGTGAGCGAATGAACAACATTCAGATTTTTAAATACGAAAACAACGATGTACGCACGGTTGAGATGAACGGTGAACCGTGGTTCGTCCTGAAGGACGTGTGCAAGGTGCTGGGCATCTCCAAATACCGGGATGCTGCCGAACGGCTGGACGATGACGAAAGGGCGCCGGTCAGAGTGGACACCCTTGGTGGTGCACAGGAAATGACGGCTGTCAACGAGAGCGGCCTGTACAACGTCATCCTGCGCAGCGACAAGCCGGAGGCCAAACCCTTCCGCAAGTGGGTCACCAGTGAAGTCTTGCCCAGTATCCGCAAAAACGGTGGTTACATCGCCGGGCAGGAACAGCTTACCCCATCCGAATTGATGGCTAAAGCCCTGCTGGTTGCCAACAAAACGCTTGCGGAACGTGAGGCGAGGATTTCGGAACTTACAGTTCAGAATGCTATTATGCAGCCTAAAGCTGAATATTTTGACGAACTTGTAGACCGTAATTTGCTGACCAGCTTTCGTGAGACGGCAAAACAACTTGGAGTTGAAGAGAAAAAGTTTATTTCTTTCTTGATGGAAAAGAAATACATCTACAGAGATAAAAAAGCAAAGCTGATGCCATACGCCGATAAAAACAACGGATTGTTTGAGGTTAAAGAGTGCTTTAACGAGAAAACCAAGTGGAGCGGCACACAGACACTTATCACGCCTAAAGGCCGTGAGAAGTTCCGACTGCTGTGCTTGAATGCTTTATAAAAAGGAGCAACCAAATGACACCTAAACAGTTTGTCACAATTGCTATCAAGGGCGCCGTGCTGGGCGGTGCGATATGCAATCTGGTTTTTACGCTCTACTTTGAACACTGGTTAAAAAGAGAGCGGGAAAAGGCCGAGCGCTTCGCCGAAAAGAGAAATTGCAGCGATTATTACCGATACAATGGCAATAGCGTTTGCACGCTTTGCACTGGCATCGGCATCCTTTGCGTCCTGCTCAGCTTTTTGAGCACGGCGCTCCGCTAACACTGCAAGGCGTTTGGCTTGTACGGCAGTTTCCGTTGATGCTTTTTCAATATTTTTCAGCGGAGTGCTTTCAAAGTCAATGTCTTTTGTAAAATCTGGAATTTTTAAATCCATACTATTTTCCCCCTTTCGCACAGTATACAACTTCTTGATATGTGTTACAAGGAGATGATGAACATGACAAACCTTGCTTTTACCGCTCTTATCAAAAGCAAGGGCTACAACAAACAGCGCCTTGCAGATGTTTGCGGCTTGTCCAAAACGCAGATGTCAAACCGCATCAACGGCGCTAATGATTGGCGCTGGCCGGAGGTTGGCAAAGCATGCGCCGCACTGGGCATCACGCTTGACGAATTTGCAACGTATTACCCGGTGGCGGACGTGCGCAAATCTTCTGCCGCTATGCCTACCCGTGAAGAGCACATCGACAACGTGCTTGCAGAACTTCGTGCAATCCTTGTTTAGCTATGGATTTGCTCGGCGTGGCGTGGCAGCGGCATGGCAACGATAAGCAGGGGCAAAGCGAAGCTGCGCGTCGTTTCGCAGAGGCTATGCGCCTCCCCGCGGCGCGGCGTTACGCAAACCGTCGCATCGGCATAGATGTGCAAGGCAATGATAAGGAATAGCTATGCATTGCAATGGAAGTACATAGCACAGCAAAGGCATAGCTCGGAATAGCTGCGCAAGGCAGAGGCAGGGTGCTGCAATTCGACGCGAAGGCTAAGCATGACTAAGCTAAGGCTTGGCAAAGAATGGCAGCGCGACGGCATAGCTCGGAAAGGTTTTGCGGAGGCACCGATTTGATTAGCAGTGGAAAAGCCTTGTGCTGCTTGCTCTGATTGGCAATGTAATGGCGAGGCCACGCGACGAATGGCACCGCAACGGCATGGCGGAGCACCGCATCGCATAGGCATTGCGTAGACTGGCATAGGCACCGAAAAGCAACCGATTTTATTAAAAAAGGAGACAACCACCATGAAAGTAAAAATCACTCTTTTGGAAGAAGTTTTGGGCAGCAGCCCCAGCAATGAAGAACTTCTCGCCACCTACATTTCCAGCAAGGCCCCCACCGGCGACCTTACCGCCGAAGAAGTGGACAATATCAAGGCCCAGAACGCCGAAGACCGCATTACGGTATTTCCCAAAACCGCTGACGGAACGCCGTTCCTGTACGACTATCAGGTAAAGGGTATGTTCAAGGACAGCTGCAAAATGCTTGCCAAAGCGGGCAAGGCTGGCTATGCAGGCGGCAAGGCTTGCGCGGCGATCAAGGCGTACAAGCAGGCTATTGATGGACTCATCTTCGTAACCCCGCGCGAGATTCCCTACGACCTGCACGGCATGAAGGTTGATTTTTGCGAGCGCCCCCTGCGGGCACAAACCCCGATGGGCGAACGCGTCAGCATCGCAAAGTCGGAGAGCGTTCCCGCAGGTGCAACAGCAGAGTTTGAAATCGAATGTCTCGATCCCAAACTTGAGGACATGGTTCGTGAGTGCCTCGACTACGGCGCAAAGCGAGGCCTTGGGCAGTGGAGAAACAGCGGCAAGGGCCGCTTTGAATGGGAGGAAATCAAAGAATGATGACCAAAACAAAAACGCCGCCCCGGTGCACCACCACCGGAACGGCAAAAAAACAGAGCATCGCAAAAAGCTCTAACTGTATTCTATCACTGAAACGCGCCGCCGTCAAGCTAGCAATCACCGCAGATTTGGTGCTGCTGCTGGCTGCGCTCGGTTCTCTCAACATCCCCGCCACTCTCGCCGCCCTGCTGGTGCTGAATCTGTTGTGCGGACTGTATTTCAAGGAGGCATCCCGCCATGAAAAAATTTGAACTGACCGCCGAATTTGTAACGAACGTTTTTGGGAAGAAGCTGTTCCGCATTAAGGCTCTCGTCGCTTTTGGCAACGTCGAGAAGGGAGAACTCGGCGGATTTATTGAGAAGGAGGATAACCTCTCCCACTACGGCAATGCGTGGGTCTACGGCAATGCGTGGGTCTCCGGCGCCGCGCGGGTCTCCGGCGCCGCGCGGGTCTCCGGCTACGCGCAGGTCTCCGGCGACGCGCAGGTCTACGGCAATGCGCGGGTCTCCGGCTACGCGCAGGTCTCCGGCGACGCGCAGGTCTCCGGCAATGCGCGGGTCTCCGGCGCCGCGCGGGTCTCCGGCGACGCGCAGGTCTCCGGCGACGCGCAGGTCTCCGGCAATGCGCGGGTCTACGGCAATGCGTGGGTCTCCGGCGACGCGCAGGTCTCCGGCGACGCGCAGGTCTCCGGCGACGCTGACTATGCCGTCGTCAAAGGGTTTGGCAGATACTTCCGCGCGACTACATTTTTCCGCTGCAAGGATAAAATTCTCCGCGTACAGTGCGGTTGTTTTTATGGTGATTTGGCACAGTTCCGAGAGATCGTCAAGAAAACCCACGGTGACAGCAAATACGCCAAAGAGTACCTTGCGATTGCCGACTTGATGGAGCTGCATTTTTCTGATGAAGAAGAAAAGCAGGAGGCCGACGAATGACTAGCTTCTGGGGGCATCAAGATAACCCCTTCCCGCCTGACGAACCACGCCGCCCCCGCTGCCCTGTCTGCGGCGAAGAATGCGAAACTATCTACTTTATCCCCGCAAAATTCGGAACGGAAATCATCGGCTGTGATATGTGTTATAACCCCGGCGACTTCCCCGGTGAGGATGTCCAAGAGGACGACCCGTGGGAAGATTGCCGCTGTATGGAGAACTATTAAATGACCATTGACGACATCAGCGCCCTGAAACAGGCGCACGCACTTTTGAAGGGTCGGCATCTTGCCGAGTTCATCCCCACTGGAAAGGGCATCAGCGCTTGCTATTTTAACGCCGTGCAGGCTGCCCGCCGCATCTATTCCGAGAGCGTCGGCGCATTTGTACCGCTTTTCGCAAAACATGAATACGGCCTGAACAGCACCTATTTTCTGGCAGACGGCATCCCGGTCTACTTCTATGACCTAAAAACCCGCAAGTCACGCACCACTCCGCCGCCAGCTGCCTGTTACCGCATCCACCTCACCACCCCAGACCCGGAAGGAGAAGCAATCTAATGGATAAAGAAATCAAGCGTCCACGCGCTCTTACGGCGTCCGATGTAGAGTGTCGCGTTGCCACCTGTAAAGCAAGTGGCGTGTCTCTTCTGCTCTATAAAACCGCCCGCTGTGATATGCAAATTCTGGATGAAACATACGGCCCTATGAACTGGCAGCGCAGCCATTCCCGCGACAATGCAAACTGCACCATTGCTGTTTGGGATGATGACAAAAAGCAGTGGGTGGAAAAAGAGGACACCGGTACGGAATCCAACACCGAAGCCGAAAAGGGACTTGCATCTGATAGCTTCAAGCGAGCTGGGTTTAACTGGGGAATCGGGCGAGAGCTATATACAGCTCCCTTTATCTGGATTTCTGCCGCAAACGCCGATGTGGTTGATTCTGGCCGTAAAGATAAATGGGGAAAGCCGATTTATCAATGCAACACCCGCTTTTCCGTCACAGCTATGGATGTTAAGGGTGGCCGCATTACGGCGCTTACCATCGCCGCAAACGGAAAGACCGTTTACAAAATGGGTAACGCCGAGCCACAGCGCGACACCAACGCAGCCGCCGCCCGCCTCGCCGCCCGCGCCGAGTGCCAGCGCGCTGTCAAAGCCTACTGCCAGAAGAACAACGCCGATGAAAATGATGCGTGGAAACTCATTGCAGAGACCATCGGCAAGCCCTCTAAGGACTTCACGGCAGAGGACTGGAAGCAGGGTCAGCAGATTGCAGAGGCTTGGAAATGAAGCAACAAATTGCCATCAAGACAGCCGTTGTTATCGGCAACACAATTACGCTGGAATGTTCCCCGGCTGACTGTGACAAAGCCCGCGCCATCATTGACGAGGGCAAGCCCCTTGCCGCCGTCATCGGCACGGCCTCACAAAAGCGGAGCCTGTCTGCCAACGCTTATGCGTGGGCGCTCATGAACCAGCTCGCCGCCAAAATCAACCGCCCTGTACTGGACATCTACCGCGATTTGATACGCGACATCGGCGGCAGTTCCGCCCTTGTCACCCTCCGCGCCGATGCTGCAAAGGCATTCAAAAACGGCTGGGAGAGCAAGGGCGAGGGCTGGCAGGTTCACAAGCTCGATGAAATGACCACCCCGCAGGGGACTTTCTACAACCTGCAATGCTGGTACGGCTCTTCCCAGTTCGACAGTGCCCAGATGCACCGCCTCATTGAACTGATCGTGCAGGAATGCCAGCAGCAGGGCATCCCCACCATGACCCCGGAAGAAATCGCAAAGTTGAAAGGACTGACCGACGATGCGGAAACCGACCCGCAATGAATACGGCATTCACCTTGACCGCAACGGCTACGCGCCCACCATCATCCCCCACATGCCGCTCTGCTGCAACTGCTGCGGCATGTACCGCGAAACCGCCCGGCACGAAATCTTCGGCGGCAGCCGCCGCGCCGCCAGTAAGGCGCTCGGCCTGTGGGTAAACGTCTGCCCAGCCTGCCACGATGAAATTCATCACGGCAAAAACGCAGCCGCTCTGCAGGCGTCCTACCACAAGCGCGGCCAGCAGACCGCTATGGCCTATTATCACTGGACGGTCGACGACTTTCGCAGCCGCTTCGGCAAAAGCTATCTTGATTCGGAGGAATAATCCATGTTAAACGTTGTCGCTATTATGGGTCGCCTTACTGCCGACCCGCAGCTCAAAACCACAACCAGCGGGAAATCTGTCGCGTCATTCCGCATCGCCAACGATTCCGGCTATAAGAACGCCGACGGCAGCAGTCAAACGAACTGGCTGGATGTTGTCGCGTGGGGAAAAACCGCAGAATTTGTCTGCAAGTATTTCCAGAAGGGTTCCTTGATTGCCCTCGATGGCCGTCTGCAATCCCGTACTTATCAGGACAAGAACGGCCAGAACCGCACTGTCGTCGAAATCGTCGCCAATAATGCGAATTTCGCGGGCAGTAAAGAATCCTCTCCCGTGGGTGGCGGCGTCCCCGACGCCCCGCATCCTTCCACCCCCCGCACCAAAGGCGAGCCGGATGTCTCCTATTCCTCCGGCCAGAATGATGACTTTGCCCTCATCGAGGATGAAGGCGATCTTCCGTTCTGAGGTGCCTCCATGAATGACGAGAAAGAAAAGAAAATTCCTTCCCAGATCGAACAGATTCTCGCGGTGCTGGAATCCGGCGGCACATTGACAGCCCTTGACGCCCTCGAAGATTTCGGGTGCAGCCGCCTTGCTTCCCGCATCTCGGATTTAAAGCGGCAGGGCTACCCCGTCACTTCCCGCATGGTGCAGCGCCGCAACCGCTATGGTCGGCTTTGTCGTGTCGAGGAGTATTACATGGAGGTGTAGCGGATGGAAAGGAAAGGCTTTTTCTGCTACAACAGCTGGCTAAAAGCACTTGAACCCTTCGGAGATGCTGAGAGGGGCCGGATATGGACTGCCTTGCTGGAATACAGCAACGGTTTGGCGATTGACGGACACTCCAGTGGCAACGAGCGATTCATTCTTCCTATGCTTTTAGACCAGATAGACCGCGATACGCAGAAAAACGAGAAAAAATCGCAGACGCTAAAAGAACGCCAATCCCAATCAACCCCAAGCAACCACACACAACCCACCGCAACCCGCTCCAATCCCCCTAAAGATAAAGACAAGAACAAGGATAAAGATATTCCTACTACTGCTGCTGCGCGCGCGCAAGACGAGCAATATAACGAGGATTTGGCCGACTGCATCCAGCACTATGAGCAGAACTGCGGCTCTGTCCCCCGCGCAGTTGCTGACGCGATAAGTACCGCCCTGCTGAAATTTCCGGCATCGCTTATCTGTCAGGCCATTGACGAAGCCGCCGCCAACAACGCGCGCCGGTGGAGCTATATCTCCAAGATTCTTGACCGCTGTGAGCAGCAGGGAATCTGCACCGTTGAAGCCTACCTTGCCGAGAAGGAACGCGCGAAGAGTTCACGCACGGCTACCCGTCAGACTGATACCACAGCCGCGATGGAGCGATTAAAGCAGCTTGCAAAAGGAGTGAACGCCGATGACTGAACCGGAAACCGCCGTTTTTCTTCTGTCCTGTACCAACTACTGGGCAAATCTCATGCGCGGCAAAGACCCTGACGAAATGACAAAAGCATGGGCCGTTGCACTGAAAGACATACCACTGCAGGCAGCCAGAAGCGGTGCGGCCAGCCTTGCCGCCACACTGAAATTCCCGCCCACCGTTGCCGAGCTGCGCACGGCGGCCGAAGAATTTCTGCCGCGCAAAATCGAATCCTTTGATGTTCTGTTCGCCCGCACCTGCCATGCGTGCCTGAATTTTGACACGCCGCTTTTCCAAAAGATGCAGCGTGGTAACGTTGACCCGCAGGAGGCGCTGAACCTGAATGCCAAAGTATGAAATCATCCCTATTCCCGCTCTGCCGGCGACATAACCAACTCCAAGCGCCTATATTCAACGCATTGGAACGTCGAAGCCGCCCTGCGCACCGCAGGCTATACCCAAAATCCCCGCCTGCAGGATATATGGTACAGCGAGAAGTACTACGCGAAAGTAAAGGAGATAGCACCGTGATCCAAAAATATATTATCTCCCTGCCCCCCTATTACCAAAAAGAACTCCCAGCAAATCCTTACCAACCATCGTACAGGCAAGCCGTTCATCGCCCCCAGCAGGCAGTACAAGAAGTACGAACAGGCCGCTATGTGGTATCTCACCCCAAAGCCGAAAGCCACGCTGGCGGGCCGCTACCGCGTCGCCACGGTGTTCTATATGCCGACCCGCCGCAAAGTAGACCTCACGAACTTAATGGAGGCTGCCAACGACACCCTTGTCGCCGCCAAAATCCTTGCAGACGACAATAATACCATCATCGCCAGCGTGGACGGTTCCCGCGTGATGTACGACAAAGAAAACCCACGCACCGAAATTTTTATTGAAGAATTGGAAGTGTAACCCATGAAAGCCAGACTTCATCCAACCCCGGCAATGCAAAAAGCTATAGACGCTTATGCAGAAGCTAAAATTCAGGACATCCAGTGCCGTGCGCAGGAGGCCGTCATGAAAGAACGCAACGACATTGCTACCCGCGCCGCCTATCTGTGCCTGCTGGCGTGCTATCAGGTCGGTCTTTCTCCCCGCACCCTGAAACGGATTCAGGATGCAATGACCGGCCCCGTTGCTGATAAATACAACGAGTACCGCAATGACCAGCTTGCAGACCTTTGGGCACAGGTAACACTACAGGGCATCGGCATTGATGCCAAAAAAACGGAGGAGCCGCTATGAAACGATTTCAGATTATTTATACGATAGACGATGACCAAATGAAAATTGAAACATACGTTGATGGATTTTCTACCATTGAAATGCTGGCGGCGCTGGATATCAAGCGCGAAGACATTATGGCACAGTGCATTCATTCATCTGAGTTTAAGCGCACAAGAAAGCTCCCTGACGGTTCAGAAATAGAAGTTACAAAGGATGATGATTTGCCATGAAGCGAACAGTAACAAAGCCATGCCAGTGCTGCGGCAACATTATGGTAAATGTCAATCGGCAGACGCAATTCTGCGAGAATTGCCGGAGAGCCAAGAGCAACGCCGCCGCCCGTGCCGCATATCACAAAAACCGCGAGAAAGTTTTAAAGAAGCGCAGGGAAAGGCGCATTGCTAAAAATGCTGAAAAGCCAAAGAAAATCGTGGTGCCGAAAGAAATCAAGAGAATAAAACCAATCGAACAATGTGTCCGCGAAGCCGACGCCCTGGGCCTGACCTATGGGCAGTATGTAGCCCGCGGGCTGGATAAGGAGTGATCGCAATGGGATTTGATATTACAGTCAGCCGCTACGATGTGGGCAAATGCCCACACTGCGGCAAGCCAATCAAAGGCACAATGCAAGACTATGTGTATTCCGGCGGGCGTGTCTGGAAAGAGTATCTTGAAAAAATCGGCTATTATGTGCCTTATGAAATACGAGAGAAAGAACCGGAACGCGATTTTTACGGAAAGGATATGACGCTCACATCCGAACAGGCAAAAGACCTTGCAACTTTTGCAAGAGAACACGATGTATTTGATTGGGTAAGCATTAAGAGGCTGGTCAATTGCGCAATAGAAGCCGGCAATTTTGTAGTTATAAACGCAGATTGGTAAGGAGTGAGACTATGGACGCAGTTGAATATGTGAAAACCAAATACAGATTGTGCAGAAGCAAAGACAGTTGTTCTGAATGCCCATTGCAAGACAAAGAAAATTGCTGCTGTATCATGGATACAATAGAATACGTGGAAAAGGCTGTGCAGATTGTCGAGCAATGGGCAAAAGAACACCCCGTCAAGACCCGCCAGAGCGATTTTTTGAAGATGTTTCCGAATGCACCCCTTTATCGAGGTGTTGTAAGTATACCGCCATGCAGTATAGAAAAAGAAATGCGAGGAAACTGTTTGACGCGTGATTGCTTTAAATGCAGAAGGACTTACTGGCTCACGGAGGTAACCGACAATGACTAACATTACAACCCCGCGCCCCGGCGCAAGCCAGCCGAAAGAACCGGTGCGGCTGATTGACGCAGACGAAGTAATGAATGCTGTTTTCAATGCTATTGACATTGATGAAAAGCAGTGGAACGAAATAAAGCAGGAAGTAGACGAAATTCCCACCATCGACCCTGAATCTCTGCGGCCTACGGCGCATTGGGATATCAAAGAGACTGACTGTAGGGATGTCATTCTTTGTTGGAGGTGTGATAAATGCGGCCGATTGTCCAGAGATGATTATCCGTATTGCCCGCACTGCGGCAAAAGGATGGTGAACGAAAATGAAAGTCTATAAAAACCCTTGGGTAACTCGTGAAAGCTACTTCGTGAAAACGGGTGCGGCAGGAACTACGACTACTGGATATGTTGTTGAGTTTTGGAACGGAAAGTGGACTGTTGAGGAAGCGAAATATGTAACAAGAGATATAAAAATGATGCCTGTAGCTGCCGAAAATAATATTGACTTAAAAGATGTGTTCAAGGATGCAATACTTTCTGCTGTGTATAACGCAAAGGATGGTGAGCGCAGATGACTGAATGGATAAGCGTTAAAGACAGACTGCCAGCCAAACACGAACGCGTACTTATCTACGATTCTGTTTGTCACAACATTTATATGGCATGGAGAGACGATGATTTGGACGTATGGTTCAGTGAGGAATATTTACCAGACTTTGTAAATGTCACTTACTGGATGCCGCTCCCCAAACCCCCGGAGGTGACCCCATGACCATTATCCTTGCTATCGCCGCCGTCTGTGTTTACGACCTGTGCGGCCTGCTCGCCGTCCTGTACATCAACCACACAGACCGAATGGACACCGTAGACGGCGCAGACAACGTTATTGTCCTTGTTTTCTGGCCGCTGCTGGTCGTAACCCGTATCGGCATTGCGCTTTATCGTATAGTTAGGAGGCTCACAAAATGACTTCTACCCCCGGAGGTGGCACCATTACAAAACAGCAACTAGTTGATGAATACGCCCGAAAACATCTTTGCGCTACGTGCGAGTGGAAGAATGACAATATTTGCACGCTGCCGCGCTGCATGAAACTGGAAGAGAGGAGATACAATGACCAGAGAAGAATTCAACCAAAAGAAAGTGTGGCTATGGAGATACCAACGCAGCAGGAATCATGAACGACAGCTGCGCCAGCAGATACAAAGCGAACGTGAACGGGCAACAGCGACCACTAAAGCATTATCCCCCGTGGTGGTGTCTGCTGGCGGTAAAAATAAAATCGAGGATGCCGTTTGCAGAATCATGGAGCGTCAGGAAGCTCTATACAAGCAGATTATTGAAACCGAAATGCAAAGGGAAGAAATCGAAACCGCAATAAACTCTGTTCAAGACCAAATGCAGCGGGACGTTCTGCGGGAGCGGTATATTGTCGGCACCCCGTATTGGTGGAAAATTGCGATAAATCTAAATATTTCCGAGCGATGGGCAAAGAAATTACACCGCGATGCGATTGAAAATCTGTGCACTCCAGTTCACTTTTAACCTGCTATTATAGATATGCTGGATGATGTAGGAACGGAACAGCCTACGGCATAGCTAAAACCTCATTTCTTTACCATTTTCATTTCAATTCTCCTGTTTTCATAGCTGGCAGCCGGGAAAGACCGGCATTTTATATGCCGCATAGCCAATCGCAAGATAAGGGCGCTACGCTTAGAAGCGACCGCGTAGAAATGGTGTGAGACCTATGTGCGGCTCCAACAGTCGCGGAAAGCCTATGTTACACGCAACTTGCAAAAGCGTGTAAGTTTGTGGCGAGTTTCTGAATATAAGACGGTAATGCGCTAAATATCAACTTGCTTATAACTTGCGCACCGTGCAACACGCGCAACTTCCGCGCCTTTATATGGGTGTAGTTCAATGCAGAACAGCGGTCTCCAAAACCGCAAGATGAGGGGTCAAGACCTTCCACCCGTGCCAGATGGCTGGGTCGCGCCCAGTCTGTGTGAGAGTGCGCGGTATACCTCACAAATGATGACAATGGTCGTGCAAACGGCAAGCCGCACATGCCCTTGTAGCTCAATGGCAAGAGCCTTGGTGTGCCGGTTCAAGTCCGGCTGAGGGCAAATGCTGGGTCGCTCCCACCGGTGAAAGCCCGGCGCAGGAAAAACGCGATAGATAACCTGAACGCTGTAAGCAAAGCGGCAAGCCGATCAGGAGCGCGGCGCGATGGCAGGTCGCAACGGGACTTCGAGAGCCTGGAAAAATCTGCCCGGCATCTGCTTGTGCGGACTCCGTTACTGACGCAGTTACGCATCGCCGAAACCCATAACATCAAAGCAGAAACCGTAAACCAGCAGACGGGATATAAAACGGGTTGGATGCCGCGTTGTGATTTCCTACGCGGGATATAAATAGAGGAAATCAAAAAAGCGTTGCGGAATTGCTCCCCGCAACGGGTGAGGTCGGCACAGCATACACCGACAGGGCGGGAACGCGCTTTTCCTCCGGCGCAAAAGGGTTTTGGAGGATATAAGCCTACACAATTTGTGTGGGCTTTTTGTGTTGTAAAGCGAGGTGATAAAGTGGCATCAAGAAAAAATCCGGGGGGCGCACCACCTAAATACAGAAGCGTAAAGGCAATGCAAGAAAAGATTGATGCCTACTTTGAAGCCTGCAAAGGACAGCCGTTCTTAGACGATAACGGCGAACCGATGCGAAATAAAAACGGCTATATTATCTATGACGATAAAAAGCCGCCTACTGTGACAGGGTTGGCGCTTGCACTTGGTTTTGCATCAAGGCAGGCGCTTTTGAATTACCAAAATAAACAAGAGTTCAATGACACGATTACGCGCGCAAAGACCCTTTGTGAACAGTACGCCGAAGAAAGATTGTACGATAAAGACGGCTCCGGCGGCGCACAGTTCAGTTTGCGGGCAAATTTTGGATGGGATGACAAACCGAAGCAAGAGAGCGCGGGAACGGTGAATATTATTTATGATGTGCCAAGAGAATAAACATATCAAGGATATTATTTCGCCAGCATTTTATAAGCCATTCTGGGACATTGAAGATGGTAAAGTTCAAGAGTTTGTGGCAAAAGGCGGACGCGGCAGCACAAAGTCAAGCTTCATTGGCGTTGAAGTCATTTTGCAGCTGAGGGCACATCCGCAATGCCATGCAGCAGTGTTCCGCAAGGTTGGCAACACACTGCGTACAAGCGTTTATGCGCAAATCGTCTGGGCTATCAATGAGCTTGGTTTGCACGACCGTTTTCGTTGCACTGTCTCCCCTATGGAATGCACCTATTTGCCAACTGGGCAAAAGGTGCTTTTTTTCGGCGTTGATGACCCCGGCAAGGTCAAGTCAATCAAAGTGCCGTTTGGTTATATCGGCATCTGCTGGTTTGAAGAACTTGACCAGTTTGACGGTGAAGAGCAAATCCGAAACGTGGAGCAATCCTGCCTGCGCGGCGGTGATTGGTTCATTACGTTCAAGAGCTTCAACCCGCCTGCAATGGCGCGGAACTGGGCAAACGGCTACGCACTGAAAGCCCGCGATGGAAAGCTGATACATCATTCCACCTATAAGACAACGCCCGCAGAATGGCTCGGAGAGCGGTTCCTAGCCGATGCTGAATACTTGCAGCGCACAAACGAAACAGCCTACCGCCACGAGTATTTAGGCGAGGTTGTCGGCAGCGGCACGGCGGTATTTGAAAATCTGCGCATTGAGAAAATCACAGATGAACAGATTGCCAGCTTTGACCGCATCAAGCGTGGCGTTGACTGGGGCTGGTATCCAGACCCTTGGGCGTACAATGCAATGCACTATGATGCAGCGCGGCGCACGCTGTACATCTTCGATGAACTGACACGGCGTAGAACCAGCAACAGGGACACTGCGCAACTGCTTTTGGATAAAGGGCTGACGCGTGAGGACAAAGTCTGCGCGGATAGCGCCGAGCCAAAATCCATCGCCGACTATAACAAGTACGGCGTGAAAACATTCCCCGCCCGCAAAGGACCAAAATCTGTTCGATATGGCACAAAGTGGCTGCAAATGCTGGAAGCGATTGTCATTGACCCGGAACGATGCCCGGACACAGCAAAAGAGTTTAGCGAGTACGAGTATGAACGGGACAGCAAAACAGGTGAAGTCTTAGAGGGCTATCCCGATTTGAACAACCATCACATTGACGCGGTGCGCTATGCGATGGAAAGCACGGCGAACAAGGCAGGAGACAATACGGCAATGAAGTATCAAAGCATTTACAGATAGGCGGTGAGGGAAAATCAGAACATATCAAGACTTTGTGGCGGTCGGTGAAGATGAACGTTCCCGCATGGGCTTTGTGTTTGACACAATCAACGATTTTAAAGGCCAGAAAAAGACGAGGGACATGCTGGACGCAAAGCTGTACTATTGGGGCGAAAATCCCACAATCAACCGCTATGAAAAAATGGTGTACGACCTAGAGGGAAAAGCGCATCCCGATATGTACACAGCAAACCACAAGATTGCCAGCAAGTTTTTTGGATTTGTTGTAGATCAGGAAGTTTCCTACCTGCTGGGAAACGGCGTTGCATTTAACAAGGACGCCACAAAAAAGGCGCTTGGCGCCACGTTTGATGAAGATATTATGGATGCTGCCCGCCATGCGTTGATTGGTGGGCAGTCTTTCGTATTCTGGAATCTTGACCATATTCAGGTGTTCGCGCCGGAGCAGTTTGTGCCTCTATACGATGAAGAGGAAGGCGCACTAAAAGCCGGAATCCGATTCTGGCAGATTGACCCGGACAAACCGCTGCGGGCAACGCTGTACGAGATGGACGGCTACACTGACTACATCAAGCCGCGCAACGGTGAAGTGCGCAGTTTGAACGGGAAACTGCCGTACAAGCTGAAAGTACGGTACTCGGAGATTGACGGCACAGAAATTTATGACGGGGAGAATTATCCCGGATTCCCCATTATTCCGCTGAAAAACGGTGAACAGGCACGCAGCGAACTGTGCGGCAGGAAAAACACCGTTGATGCGCTCGACCTTGCCAGCAGCAACATGGTAAACAATGTGGATGAGGGCAACCTCATCTATTGGGTGCTTACAAACTGCGGCGGCATGGATGAAATTGACGATGCAAAGTTTGTAGAGCGGCTTAAAACTACCCACGTTGCCCATGCAGATGGTGATGAGGGCGCAAAAGCCACACCGCAAAGCATTGAAGCTCCGTTCCAAGGGACGCAGGCAACCATTGACATGCTGACCAAAAAGCTGTACACGGATTTCCAGGCATTTGACGCATCTGCCGTGAGCGCCGGAAACCAGACGGCAACGGCCATCAAGGCAAGCTATGTTCCGCTGGATCTGAAAACGGATAAGTTTGAAAGCTGGGTTTCGCGCTGCATCAAGGGAATTTTGGCGGTTGCAGGGCTTGATGACGATCCGACATACACGCGCAACCAGATTATCAATAAGCAGGAAGAAGCACAGACCGTGATGCTGGGTGCGGAATACTACGATGATGAGTACATCACCAAAAAGCTGCTTACTATTCTCGGCGACGCAGACCAATATGAGAATTTGATGGACCGAAAGGCGGCAGAGGAGTTAGACCGCACGACAGAAGGCGAGGGATGACAAGATGTTGAATTTTGAAAACCTCGACAAAGCCAACTTTTTAGGCGTTGGCAAATACGATACGCCGATTATCCAGCCGGAACACATTGATGCGCGGCATTTGGAATGGATTCCATTCAACTTTGCAAAAACCTGTACGGACTGCGCAACAAAAGGCGTTCACTTTTTCGTGGATGATTATCAATTCCAAAGGGTGTGGAATCAGCCGGACAAGTACATTCCGCTGCTGCGCAAATTTGGCGCTGTGTGTGCGCCTGATTTCTCAATGTATACGGATATGCCGCTTGCTATGCAGATATACAATCACTATCGCAAGCACTGGCTGGCGGCATACTGGCAGCAATGCGGGATTCACGTTGTGCCAACCTTATGTTGGAGCAATGAACAAAGCTACGAGTGGTGCTTTGATGGAGAGCCGCAACATTCGATTGTGGCAATTTCAAGCGTGGGAACGCAGAAAGGCGAGCAGAATCAAGTGCTGTTTGAAAAAGGCGTTCGGGCGGCATTGGCAAAGCTTGAACCCAGTGAAATTTTGTGGTATGGCAAATGCCCGGAAGAATTTGACTGGAACGTCACGAGGATTCAGCCATATTATAAGCAAGTAAAAAGGAGATGTAAGAATGGGCGGTAGAGGTTCTGGAAGCGGCAGGGGCGGCGGTAGTGCGAATATAGGCGCCTTAAAAGAGAAAGAAAAAAGCCTGAATTCCCAAATTGACAAACTGAATAAAAGGTTGGCGGATTACGCATCAAAAAATCCTGCGTGGAATATGCCAAGCGGATATTACGATGTACAGAGAAAAAAACAGGCACTTGAATCAAAAAAGCGTTCAATAACGAACAAAATAGTAACCGCAAGCAGAAATGTGACTGCTGAAAAAACAAACGAAAAAACATTTGTGAATTCTTTTGGTGAGGCTACAAAAAGAGAAATCACCACTTCAACGTACAAAAGTAGCCAAGCGAAACTAAGCAAAGAAATTATGGGGTTCGTAGGCGGTACTAAAAGAAGGAAATGAGAAAACCTGATTATGCCCACAAACTGACGGACGAACAGCTTGCCAATCTGGAACAGCGCATCGCAAAGCTGTACAAGGAAGCTGCTGACGAACTGACAGACACGGTGAAAGCCTATTTTGAGCAGTTCGAGAAGCGCGATGCGGCCATGAAAGAAAAGCTCGATGCAGGCGAAATCACCGAACAGCAGTACAAGCAATGGCGGCTTGCGCAGATGGGTCGAGGCAAGCGTTTTACGGCGCTGCGGGACAAGGTGGCAGAAAGATACACCAACGCCAACGAAACGGCTGTTGCCTATGTCAATGACGCCACGCCGGGCATTTACAGCTTGAACCGCAATTACGCTGCTTACAAAATTGAGCAGGTTTCCGACAAAGCAGATTTTACGCTGTGGGATGAGCAGACAGTGAAACGTCTGATTGTGGAACAGCCTGACTTGATGCCGTACTACCCGCCAAAACGGGCATTGCAGCGCGGCATTGACCTGAAATATGGCAAGCAACAGATTACGGCCAGCATCACAAGCTCCATTCTGCAAGGCAAGGGAATTGGCAAGATTGCGGATGACCTGCAAAGCCGTATGCAGGATATGAGCCGTGCGAGCGCTATCAGAACCGCTAGAACGGCAGTAACAGCAGCGCAGAACGCCGGGCGGCTGGATACTTACCGCGCCGCGCAGGACATGGGCATAAAGCTGAAAAAGCAATGGCTGGCAACGCTGGACGGCAGAACCCGCCACGCGCACGCAATGCTTGACGGGCAGACGGTCGATGTTGACAAGCCGTTCAAGGTAGACGGGTACGAGATTATGTACCCGGGCGACACTTCCGCGCCGGGCTATCTTGTGTATAACTGCCGATGCACCCAGATTGCAGAGGTTGACGGCGAGGACACAAGCAGCGGCGGCAGACGCGCCAGAGACACCAAAACGGGGGAATGGGTGCTTGTAAAAGATATGACCTATGCAGAGTGGGCGGGGTGGAAACGCAATGCAGATACGACTTGAAGACCACAGCGATGAAGTGTTGGAAGCGCTAAACGCTGCTTGCCTAAAGGCACTTGAAGAATGCGGACTTGTGGCAGAGGGGTACGCTAAAAAGCTATGCCCCGTTGACACGGGCAATCTGCGAAACAGCATCACCCACACGGTCAGAGACGGCGAAAAAGCTGCATATATCGGCACAAATAGCGAGTATGCAGTTTATGTCGAGTGCGGCACAGGCATTTACTATCCGGGCGGCAGACAAACACCGTGGGTGTATCAAGACGAAAAAGGTGATTGGCATTTGACGCACGGCCAACGGGCAAAGCCTTTTATTAAGCCTGCCGTTGCCGAGCACGGCGAACAGTACAAAAGAATAATCAAAGCAGAGCTGAAAGGCGGTTGACGACTTCCGGCTCTTTTTATTAGCAACTACTGAGAATTTCTCGGCGGTTGCTTTTTTAATACGCAAAAACAGCGAAGCACTGCTGTTTTGAATAAATAAACTCAAATGGCGAAGAACCGCCACCGAAGAAAAGGAGAGAACCCCCATGGCAAAATTTACACGCGCTGAAATCCGTAAGATCATTGGCGAAAGCTGCACTGACGAAATCGAAAATCAGCTGGTGGCGCTCCATCTTGGAGTAGTTGACCCGCTGAAGGACGACGTCACGCGGTATAAAGCCGATGCGGAAAAACTTCCCGGCGTTCAAAAGGAACTGGACGACCTGAAAGGAAAGGGCGATGACGGTTACAAGGAAAAGTATGAATCCGAGCACAAGGCTTTTGAGGATTACAAAACCAGCGTGGCCGCTGAAAAGACTACTGCTGCCAAAGAAAGGGCACTGGAGACCGCCCTGAAAAAAGTCGGCATTGCCGACAAACGCTTGCAGTCTGTTGCTCGGCTTTGCAAAGGCGATGGCCTGCTGGACAAGCTGGAACTGGACGAAAAAGGCGCTATCAAGGATTCTGACAAGCTGGAAACCAGCCTGAAAGAATCTTACAGCGACTACATCGTTACTACCAGCACGCAGGGCGCAAACACACCGAACCCGCCTGCCGGAAACGGCGGCAGTGGTTCCATCACGGCAGAAGCCTTTAAAAAGATGGGCTATGCAGACCGACTGAAACTCTATAAAGAAAGCCCGGAACAGTATGCCGAGCTTGCAAACAACAAAGGAGACTAACACATGGCAGATACTATCCTGACCAAACTGGCAGACCTGATTAACCCCGAAGTTATGGCCGATATGATTTCGGCAAAGATTCCTGACAAAATCCGCGTGGCGCCTTTTGCAAAGGTGGATGACACCCTTGCTGGTGTTCCCGGCGATACCATTACTGTGCCGTCTTACGGTTACATTGGCGATGCAGAGGACGTTGCAGAGGGCGTTGACGTTGACATCGACAAGATGAGCACCAAGGACAAGAAGTACAAGATCAAGAAGGCCATGAAGGGTGTTGGCCTGACCGATGAAGCTGTGCTGTCCGGCTACGGCAACCCTGTTGGCGAAGCCAATGCGCAGCTGGCGCTTTCTATCGCTGCTAAAATCGACAACGACTGCATGGAAGCCTTGCAGGGTGCTACGCTGACTTATGACGGCACTGCTTCCGCTATCAAGTACAGCGGCGTTGTGGACGCTATCGACGTGTTCAATGAGGAGATCAACAGCGACAAGGTGATGTTCATCAACCCCAAGCAGATGGCGACCCTGCGCAAGGATGCTGATTTTATCAGCGCTGACAAGTATCAGGCTGGCGTTGCTGTCACCGGAGAAATCGGCAAGATTGCCAACACCCGCGTTGTGGCATCGCGCAAGGTTCCTTCTATCGAGTACGAGAAGGACAACAGCACCGGCACCATTGAGATTGTCGCTGATACTACCGATGAAACCTCCACCAAAAAGCATCTGGCGACCATCCAGCCCCATTGCGTTGCTGCACTGGTTGTCGGTGATAAGGTCAAGGCTGTTGCTTCAGCCTACTACGCTTGCCCCATCGTCAAGCTGAATGAGGATAGCGAGACCGAGGACGATGTGCCCGCCCTGACCATCTACCGCAAGCGCAATATCAACGTGGAGACCGAGCGCAAGCCGCGTAACCGTTCCACCGAGATTACCGCTGACGAGTTTTACGTTGCGGCTCTGACCAACGAAGCCAAAGTTGTGCTGGCAAAGTTCAAAAAGTAATAAGGAGGGAGTGCAATGCTTGAAGAATTGATGAGGGAGTGCCGGAACTGGTTTGTCACACAGAATGGCGTCCATCTGGGTGAGTTCAGCATCAAGGGCGGGAGCATTGCGCTCCCTTTTTTGCGTGCCGGACAGTATTTCCGCATTGTGGGAAGCGTTCTGAATGACGGAGTTTACCAGTACGGCGACTGTGCACTTAGGGATGAAACCTTTGAGGGGGCTGTCTGGGCTATGGCCGTTCCTTCCGAATTTCTGCGCCTTGAAGAAGAAATTAAGGCGTGGCGCACGCAGTACGAGAACGCCGCAAACAGCCCATTCCAGGGTGAGAGCTTTGCCGGGTACAGTTACACCAAATCGAGCGCAAACGGCAATTCTGGCGGCTCTGTGACGGGCTGGCAGGGCGTGTTTGCTTCTCGGCTGAACAAATGGAGAAAGCTATGAGCCTTTTAGATGATTTTTCGCATAGCTGCATCATCATGGACAAGCTGACAAAGCCTGACGGAGAAGGCGGCTATGCTACCGAGTGGAGAGAGGGCGCAGAGTTCGCGAATTACGTTGCACTGGACAGCAGCCTTGAAGCACGGCAGGCCGAAGCGCAGGGCGTAACCAGCGTATATACCGGCATTGTTCGGAAAGATGTGCCTATTGAGTACGGCAGCGTTTACAAGGACATGACGACCGGGGCATACTTCCGGGTCACGAGCCGACCAGAAGAAAAGCAAGCCCCGGCAAGCGCTTCCCCGATGCTGAACGGCCTAAAAAGTTTTACGGCTGAACGATTGCGGGAGGGATTGCCTACATGACAAAGGGCGCTGCATTACAGCAGTTTTTCGGACGGTTTATGACCGCATACCCTAGCAACGCCGTGCCGGAGGACGCTGTACTCCCATACCTGACATATGATGCTGTGTTTGACGCATGGGGCGGCGGGGCGGTATCGCTAACGGTCAACATGTGGTTCCATACCACGAGCGAAGCAGTGCCCAATGCAAAGGCGCTTGAGCTTTCTGACGCGCTGGGCATTGGCGGCGTGACGCTGCCGGTATATGGCGGCATGATTTGGTTAAAACGCGGCTCCCCGTTCTGCCAATCGCTGGCAGATGACACAGACAAAAACCTAAAACGGCGGTACATCAACGTGACCGCCGAATTTTTATGCCTAAATTGAGGTGAAAATATGAAGTTTACCAGAATTCCCGAATCGGCGTTCAAGGAATTGGTTCTGAACGCCGGGTATCTTGCAACTACGTTTGACCCGACTGCCGGTACTGCGCCGGAAGAAAGTGCGCTGCTGGGCGCCACGACCGGCGGCATCAACTTTACGGCTGTGCCCAGCTTTACCGACTTTGGCGAGGATATCGACAACTGCCCCAAGAACATGAAAGAGCTGAAGCAGATTGAATCTTGGGATGTCAAGTGCAGTGGCACTTATGTTTCGGCATCCCCTGCCAATGTAAAAAGTATGCTTGGCACAGCAGATGAAACAACCACTTCCAAAGTTTCCAAAATCACGCCGCGCAACGACCTGAAGGACAGCGACTTTACCGATTTGTGGCTGCTGTGCGACTATTCAGACAAGCACGGCACTACGAAAGGCGGTTTTTGCGCCATTCACATGCTGAATACGCTGTCTACCGGCGGTTTCAGCTTGCAGACGGGCGACAAGGAAAAAGGCCAGATGAGCTTTGAATACACGGCGCACTACTCCATTACCGCGCAGGACACTGTGCCGTGCGAGGTGTATATCAAGGCCGGAGAGGATGAAGCATAATGCGGATTTTTTCGGAACTTAGCACTGACGAAGCGCTGGAAGTCGTTTTGCAAATCGCGCAGCCCATCACAAACCTGATCGATGATGAAGCGCTTGTGAAAGAGATGCAGAAAGCTATGCCGAAGGGCGAAACAACCCGCATTGCGATGCAGCGTTTCGGCCTTGCGAAAATCGTTAAGCTGCTGAACATTGCGTTGAAACAGCACCGCGAGGACGTGTACGAAATTCTCGCCCCGTTCAACGGCCTGACGGTGGAAGAAATCGGCGAACAGAATTTCCTTATCACCTGCAAGCAAGTTTACGACCTGTTGAACGATAAGGGTTTTGTTGATTTTTTCAAATCGTATCTCGGTGGCGGGCAGAACAAGTAATCCCTGTACTACTAAAAATGCCGAAACTGAGCGCAAAGGCGCTTGTGTCGGCGCTGCCTTACGCTTTAAAAGCTGATTTTGAAGAACAGCTTTACAAGGTGTACATGACAGACAGTGCGTGGAGCCTTGTGGTAGCTGTGACAGGCGTAAAGGACAGGCCAGCGAGATATATTGACATTATCCACCCGCCCAAAGTGGATACGCGGACACCAGAACAGGTGCAAGCAGATTTCAAGGACTTTGCGGCGCGGCATGGATTGAAAGAAGCAGAGAAAAAAGCCGCCCAAACAGAGGGCGGCTAAACTTAGAAACAATTTTTGATAATGGCTTTATAGGTCGGCTCGTCAACTTCCAACAGGAAGCGCTTGCCGCTGTAACGCCATTGCGGGTCATCTATAAGCTGTATAACAACCTGATAAACGCCTTTTTGCTTGGCAATCATTGCACCGGCAACCATGCCAGCACCACCAAACAAAGCACCGCCGACCATGCCGCGCATAACGCCGGAAGCCATAGATGTTTTGTGAGTTTCATCTACCACAGAGTAACCGGCAACAGTACGGCTGTTTAGTTCAAGTGCTGATAGACCACCAACGTCCATAGAGACTTTGCCAAATGAAACAGACACCTTTTTGCCCATA